AACGAAAGCATGTAGGCCAGCAGACCACGCGCCTTATAGGACAGTCGGCGGTCCCTAATGACCTCGTTCCTGATCTGGACGAAATGGGACTCTGGGCGCGGCGCGCGAACGATCATCTAATTACTCCCCATGCAACTGACGGAAATGAAACAGGTCTGCCAAATCAGGTTCGTTCGCCGCAATCAGACGCGCGTAACGGCTAGTGAAATCGTTACTGAGCGCGAACGGTTCCCCTGTCCGGGTTTGGATACTGTACTGCCAGCGCAGAATCTCAAAGAGCATCTTAATACTGCACTTGTCGTTACCTGCCTGTTTCCATTCCCGCGCGAGACTCACGAGAGCGTCGTAAACCTGCGGGTTATCGTGATGGAACTTGACGAAACGCACTTCGATTTCGTCTGGCAGCAGCGCCATTTGCCGCGAATCGTAACGCGGTCTAGCCGCTGACGGGTCAAGCGCACACACCTGACACGACTCACCCGAACACGCGTGGATTTTCTCTAGGCGTTCTATGTCGTCCCCGAATAATTCCCAGAGACTCATTACCGTTCCCCTCCGGGGCAGCCGATCTCCCCTGTCGCGTCATAGAACTTGCAGTAGTCCCGGCAGAAACGCACCGGACGTTCACCCTCAGGTGGCGTATCCAAGGTTTCCAGTTCGCGCAGCCACTCAATTCCCTGCAATGCGAGTTCAGGATCGTATGGTTCGCTGTGAATCTGTACATGGTTTTCGTTGCCGTCGCGCGGAATCCCCACAAGCGTTACCGTTTCCACGATTTTGTCGTTGCATGTGAGCAGATATGCGTACAACTGCACTTGCATACGCTGCTGATCGCTAGGCCACGGGTGCGACTTGCTCGCGAGTTTACTTTTCGTGGTCGTTTTCCAGTCGATCACTTCATGTGCGGCGGTGTCGTACACATCCACATGACCCGTTAGCCCATCTGCGCTGACTTCCATTTCCGTGATGTAACGCTCACCGAAAGGGTCAAGCCGCGTGACCCGCTTTTCCAACTCTGTGTGTATCGCTGTGCCCATCCACGCAGCCATTTCCAGCGTGTCATGGTTCGTTGTACGCGTCCCGAACAGGCGATGCCACACCTGAGCGCGGCACCCGCCGATTTCGCTAGGGCCGACAGCCTTTTGCACAGACCGCGCACTCTGCTTGTTCGACATTAACGAGAGTACGAAATCCTTATCCATGCTTCGCCTCATCCCGCGCAGCGTCAGCATCATGCAACCACGATTCGATAACGTCGTCGTGGTCGATTGTTACGCCCTCATCTGCGAACTGCTGTAGCCGCTCCATGCGTTCGACGTAGCCCCTCATCGCTTGTCCTTCCTGTCGCCCGTCATGCCTAGCCAATAGCCAAGCGCAAACACAAGCCCGATTAGTAAAAGGTCAATCACGTTCATGTGCGTTACCCCATATCCATCGCGGCACGAACCGCTGTGCCGACACTACGCGCAATGTCGATCTGTGTCCGCAGACGTTGCGCGTTAGCGCGCGCAGCCCGGACGATAGCCTCACTCGTGTTCAGGCGCGTGAGTTCGCTAGCGCACTCTACTGTCGATTCGTCGTCCACTTCCTGAACCGTGATCTTGCGTCCCGCTTCCAGAGCGCGAGCGCGAATCGTGAGCCTAGCCCTCGCGGAGTTAATTTCGTACAGCGACTTAGCCGACGCGTATTCCATTTCCGCATGGTCTAGTTGCTTGTGCGATTCGTCGTACTCTTGCGAGAGCGCGACAAGTTTCGCTTCCACATCTGCCGGGGTGTAAAGGCGACTCATCACGCCTCCGCGTTCTCACGCAGTTGCGCCAGACGGTCAAGCAGGCGGCTGCGGGGAGTCTCATCCTTACCGTCCCACAGCATCGAATCCAATTCACCCATTTCGTTGAGCCGATCATAGATCGCTTTAAGGTCCGACTCGTTATCCACGGCTACCGCATCACCCAACAGGGCGAACACGACAGCAGGTGGCGGCGTGAACTGTTCCACCGCGACCGCGTAACCCTCAGGCGGGTTCAGAGTATGCCCCACAACATCATTACGATTACCCCCGTCGTACAGGGACAGCCCGAACTGTGTGCCCAGGTTAATCGCGGCACGCTTGAGCGCGTCCGACTCTGCCGTCTTGACCGCCATATCGTGCGCTTCCCCACGCTGCGGGAGAGTCGCTGAACCCACAGCGGCTTCCGTATATGTCGTGTCTCCTAGGAAATCTTCATCTACATGTAGGCGTAGACGCATCACTACTTTGTAGCCGACATTCCAACGCCCCTTGTCGTCCTGATCTTCGAACGCGAGTTCAGCGGAGAGAACGTCAGCGGACCATCCACCGAAACCGAACACCCGGATAAGGTGCGCTTTAACGTCCCACGCTTCCAGATAGGACAGGCTCATGCCGCCCTGCTGACGGGACGAAACGCGATGCTTCGCGAGCGGCTTAAGCAGCGTCGCGTATTGCTGCGGAGTGAGTTTCATCGTGCCCCTCTTCCTCGTTTACGCCTTGACGCGGGGCGATGCCTCACGCCATGACTTAATTGTTTCGGGCTTCCACAATGGTGTGCGCCCGTACTGCACATCCGGGGCAGGCATCTTGCCGCGCGCCCGGTACGCGGTCACGGTAGACGGGGCTAGCCCCAATTCTCGCGCGACCTCTGTAGCCGTCCAATAACCTGACACGGTTCCTCCTAACGGAACTTGTTTACCCAATCGGTGATCTCATGCGGGTGCATGAAACTTGCGGTGTGTGTGACATTCCAAAAGTTGTCATGCTTGTCGTACTCGCAGTATTCGGCATGGAACTTCCCGCCACGCACGAACACTTCCACAAGAGTCCGATCACTCGTGGCGACTTCGACACTATGAACGGTGGGCTTCGCAGCAGATGTTGACCAGTCCCATTTGATGCCCTCTGCGTTCATGTGCGCGAGCGCGGGAGCGAACTCGCCCCATTGCCGGATGCTGTCCTCAACGCTAGTCATAAACCTATCGGGGAAGCAGGCGGGGCAGATGCACTCAGGCTCACAGAACCGTACGCCGTGACAGTCCGGGCAATCGACCCCAACAAGCGCAAGCGGGTTAATGGTGGCGGTCATGCGTCCTCCCTGTCGTGGCGCGGTTCGAACTCGCTGTCTGGCGCGGGGGTGGCGTCGTCGCGAACGATGTTCGACTCACACAGGTTGCAGCCGAACCAGTACGCGGGATAGACGGCAAGGTCACTTTTCGCGATGCCGCACCACTTGCAGCAGCCGTCCTCATCCCACACGGGCGCTGCGCTGTCGGCGGCGATGAACTCCCGCGCTGCTTCCTCTGTGGGGAAGTCGCGGAGCGTGGACGGTCCCGCGCCCCACATATTCACCTGAACGGCGTAGATGGTGGGCGGCTGTCCTTCGCCCGTCCACGGGTTCGGCTCTGTGACTACTGTGTAGGTCATCGGGACCACGCTCCCTTCATGGCGGCGGTGCGCTCTGCGTCAAGCGCGAGGGCGGCGCGAGCGTCTGCCGTGTTGCCCTTGACCTTGACCCATCCGGCAGGCATCGCGCCTGCCTGCATCATCTTGCGGGATGCGACGTTGCTGTGCGGTCCCTGGTAGATCACCTGATAGGTGTCGCGGTGAATGACGGTGTAGATCATCGCGCAGCCGCCTCTGCCTGATCGCGGGTGTCGTACTCTCCGATGAAAAGCCCGTCAGCATCGAACACATGCCAGTTGCCGTCCATGCCGGGACGCTTGCAGGGCATAATCATCCAACCTGCGTGGGTAATGCCCACAAGCCCGGTCTGTGCCCAGTTGACTATTGCCATTGTCTTTCCCCTCTGTCGTGCCCCGTGGGGCGCTGATACACCTAGTGAAGCAGGGTCGCGCTGCATAGTCAAGGCTAAACTGCCTAATTCCGTAATGTCTGTTTCAGGCGAGTCCGTCCACCCACCCCGCGACCCCCATACCCGCAAGGATCAGCACGAGGAACGCCACCGCTGCGACTGTCTCGCCGCGCCTAGTCAACTTCATTTCTGTTACCCCTTTCGCCTGTCTCGTCAGGCACGGGAGGCGATTCCCGTGCGACCCCATCACGGGGTTTCGACTCGTTACACCATCCGTTCGCGGTTCGCGTACGGGTTGTCTAGCCGGAACTCTTCCGGCACCCGCTTGATGCACTCAGCGCCGACCGGGAACCATCCCATATCGCCGCCGTTGTGCGGGTAGGTCGCATAATCGTCGGGGTGGACGATCAAGCCACCGCCCCCGGAAACGTACACACCATCTGAGTTCCCATTACGGCTAGCGTTACGACCGCAGAAAATGCACTCGCGTCCGTCTGTGCTGCCGCCTTTACGCCCGTTGTTAATGCGGTTCCAGTAGGTGTCACCCCACATGACGCCGCTGGCATCTACGATGCGCGCGCCATGCAGGATTTCGGCTGTGAGTTTCCGATTCATCGGGCGATCCTGACTCGCGAAACGGGGATGCCGTGGGCTGCTGCGTACTCGCGCTTCGCCGCGTTAATGGCTGCGCGGCGCTCACGCTGATCCAACTTCGCCATGAGATAGGCGATGACGTTAGCGAACGGCTGCGCGTCCTCGCGGTCCTGAGCGCCGTAGAGCGCAAGCCATTGGATAGCGGTCTGGAAGTCGCCGTCTGACGGCTTGTGCGCGTCCATTCCGTCTGCGAGGAACGCGTCTACGGTGTCGTCGTCGGCGCTGATCCGCTCTTCCCATTCGATCTGCATTGCTGCCCCCTTACTTATGCCCCGTTGTGGGGCGTTAGAGCAAGTGAAGCAGGGTCAGGCTGCATTGTCAAGCGGTAACGCAGGGCAATTTCAGGATCGGACATTCCGGGACACCCCATTTCGGGGCTTGACAGCGCAGCGTGAGGCTGCTTAGATGGGGTTATGTGAGGCTGCAAGGCGCAGCCGGGAAGGGGGCCACCGCCCATGTTCACCACTACCACTACCCGCCCGGTCAAGTTCCACGGTTGGACGCTCCCGAAGGGCGCTACCGTAACGCTCACGCAGGTTCGCGTCGATAAGTACTCGCCTGTTGAGCAATACACGACCGCGAGCGCCACAAGCGCCGACGCGCCGCACGCAATCGCAATCCCCACGGACGCGCTCGCCGCAACCTACACAGAACTCGCCACACTCCCGTGGCACACGGAGCATCTTTACTAGATGCCACAAGCGAAAGAGCCCCGGCTATGCGACCTCCGCGACTCGCAACCGGGGCTTTTTCCTGCGATAGAATGAAGTCAGCAACGTGTCCAAAGTGACCCCGCCCTAACGTGACTCGCGTGGTCCCTAGGTGCCGGGGTTGCCGCGCGCCTAGGGAGCGGAATGTACCGGGTACTCATCGGCATTGACTACGCAGGAAAGCGCGTGGAGCCGGGTACTGTCGTGGACGATCTTCCCCCTAAGTCTGTGTCGTGGCTTGTTGCTCAGGGCGTTATCGAAAAGGCAGATGTTTCCGTTGTTGCCGATGCTGCGCCTAAGCCTGTTGAGCCTATTAAGCCGCGTGAGCCTCAGTCTCCTAGCAAGGGAGGCAAGTAAATGCCTACTTTCCGTCACGGTAAGCGCACGGTTGTGCTGCTGAATGGCACGGATATGTCGCCGTTCCTGAACGAAGCGACGCAGACGCAAGAGATCGAAACTGCGGAGACAACCACGTTCGCAGACGACGATAAGACGTACATCACCGGACTAGGCGACGGCACGATCTCTACTAGCGGACTGTTCGACGGCACCGCTAACGCATCGAATGATGTTCTGTCCGGCGCTATCGGTCAGGAAGATAACACTTTCACGGTGCTTCCTGAGGGCGCTACAGCCGGGTCACGATCCATCATCGCTAACGGTCAGTTGACTTCATACGAGGTTTCGTCCCCGGTTGGGGATGTTGTCGCTATTTCTGCGGAGGTTCAGGCAGACGGCGGCTTGTTCTCAGGGCTCGCGCTGAATGGCCTGCTTAACACGGGCACTTCCGCGTCACTCTCTGGGATTAACGACGGTGCTGCTACGTCAGGCGGTGGCTTGTTTAACCTTCACGTTACCGATAACACGCGTGATGGTGCCGCCACGGTTAAGGTTCAGCACTCTGCCGACAACGCAACGTGGGTTGACCTCGTGACGTTTACGGCTGTTTCGGCGTCGTCCACCACGGGCGAGAGCATCACTAGCACGGGCACGGTTAATCAGTATCTCCGTGCAGCACATTCCCTCGCCGGATCATCCGGCTCTATCACCTATCACGTTTCGGCAGCAAGGAGATAACGAAAATGCCCACCTTCAAGCATGGTAAGAACGCTCAGTTCCGCATTGACGGAACCGCTGGTTCACTCGTTAATATCAGCGATACGCTCAATGAGATCAGCCTGCCCCGCGAGATTGAGACAGCGGAGACTACCGCTTTCGGTCAGAACGACAAGACCTACATCACGGGTCTGGGCGACGCCACGATTTCCCTGTCTGGCATGTTCGATGCCACGGTCGATACGCAGATCGCAGGCAACATCGCGAACCTTAAGTCCGGTTCGGTTTCCAGCCTCTCGTTTGAGTACGGTCCCGCTGGTTCCGCTTCCGCGCAGCCTAAGTTCACGGGTGAGGCACTCATCACTTCCTATGAGGTTTCTAGCCCCGTGGGTGATGTTGTGACGTACTCGCTTGAGTTGCAGGTCACGGGCGGCGTTACAGGCACCACGTTCTAACTATTCCGGTTTAGAACTTTCCACGTTCCCTTTGTGGGCCAATGAAAGGAAAAGTAATGGCAGGTTTGCGGGACAAGATTTTTGCCGCTCAGGATATTCCTACTGAGGTTGTGAAGATTCCTGAGTGGGGTGTGGATGTTCTCGTGCGCGGTATGAGCGCGGGTGATCGCATCACACTCATGCAGAACGCGTTCGATCAGACAACGCAGCAGGTCAACATGAGCATCGTGTACCCGGATGTTGTTGTGGCTTGCACTTACGATCCTGAGTCGGATGAACCCGTGTTTACCGATGCGGATAAGCCTGCGATTCTGGCAAAGTCAAGCGCGGCAGTTGAGCGTCTGGCGAACGTCGGACTGAGGCTGTCCGGTATCGGCAAGGATGAGCAGGACGCGGCGGGAAAAGATTCCTCCAAGTCGCAGAACGCAGATTCGTCTACGAACTAGCGCAGAGGTTGGGGAGGACGGTAGATGAACTCCTATTTGGGGGTCCGGGTCATCGTCCTCTCTCCTCGCTAGAACTGACGGAGTGGATTGCGCTAGAACATTTGCGCGTGTGGGAGCAAGAGCAGGCGCAGAAAAAAGCGCGAAAGGGTAGGTAGTCGTGGCTGTCGCTAATGTTGTCGCTAAGTTCGAAGCGGACATTAGTGATGTTCAGGCGAAAATGGCGATGCTGCGCAGCAGTTTCGCGCAAGCAGGAGATTCCACAGAGGCGCTATCGCAGCGCATGGTGATGCTTGGCAACACGGTTTCGAATGTTGGCAAGCAGATGACGCTTGGTATTACTGCCCCGCTTGCTGCGCTAGGCGTCATTGCTATTAAGACGCAAAAAGATTTCGAAGTATCCATGAATACGCTTGGCGTAGTTTCGGGTGCTGCTGCTGCTGAAGTGCAGGCACTTAGCGATTACGCAATGAAAATGGGCGCGGATACTGTTTATTCTGCTGGCGAAGCCGCTAACGCAATGGTGGATTTGGCTAAGTCGGGATTCACGCCTGCGCAGATTTCCGGTGGCGGTCTTGCTGCGACTATGGCACTCGCGGCGACAGAGGGCATGGCGCTGACCGATGCCGCTGTAACCGTAGCAAACGCTATGGCTACATTCGGTCTGGAAGCGAACCAGGCAAGCAGCATTGCCGATGCGCTCGCGGGTGGCGCTAATGCGTCTACTGCATCTGTCGAATCGCTTACGTCTGCTCTGCGTCAGGTTGGTCCCGGTGCTGTCAATGCCGGGATGTCGTTGCAGGAAACTGTAGCGACGCTTGCTGCGTTCGATGCTGCTGGTATTAAGGGTTCGGATGCTGGTACGTCGCTTAAGACAATGCTCATGCGGCTTGTGCCGACTTCTCAGGAAGCCGCTGATTCTATGCGGCAATTGGGTATCGACTTCACTAATGCTGACGGATCATTTAAGAGCATCACCGAGATCGCGCAGATTCTCCAAAATCGTTTGGGTGGTCTGTCAGAGGCGCAGAGGGTGCAGGCGCTTACGACTATTTTCGGGGCCGATGCGACACGCGCCGCGACTGTTCTAATGACTGAAGGCGCGTCAGGTCTGCAAACCTATATCGACGGCACTAATCAGTTGGGTGCAGCACAGGAACTTGCTAATGCTCGCATGA